TCTGGAACCACCAGTCTGGCGGCACCCGCAAGAATCAAATCATCAACATCTTCATCCCAGAGCATATAAGCACTGGCGGTAGCTCCGAAGAATTTTACATCATAACCAGTGTCATCCGCACCAACCGTGATAGTATTATCTACTTGAACTGCGCCATCAATATCTACAGCATCTAAATTTGCTGTTCCATCAATATCAGCATTTCCAGATATATCCAAAGTCGCGGCGTCTAATTCTCCACTAATGGTAATATTTCTACCACCAGTAATGTCTATGTTAGCATCAGCGACCATCGCCTTGCTTGCTGCTGCCGTACCTGCTGTAATTCCATCTAAAAATTCTAGTTCCGCTTCTGTTAATTCCGCTCCTGAACCAAGGGTTAAAGTTCCTGTAACTGTAAGATTATCGTTAACCGTTACTTCAGAAGTTGTGTGTCCAATTGAAATTGGCACACCTGATGTTGCAGTACCTATCGTAATGCCGTTAGATGTATTGGAATTATCTATATTTAGTGATGTTGTCGCGTCCAGGGAGATGGTTGTACCATCAACAGCAAGTGTTCCATCAATGTCTGTATTGTCTAAATTTGCTGTTCCGTCTATATCAGCGTTACCGGATATATCCAATGTTGCCGCATCTAGTTCACCAGATAAGGTAATATTGGTAGCGCCGGTAACAGCACCGTTAAGTGCAACAGCACCGTTAATGTCTATTGTGGTTGCAGCTATTTGTACTTCTGTATCAGCGACAATATCTAATTGACCATCTGTAGACGAATAAACATATAAGCCGGTATCTCTAAATAATAATTTATTTGTGCTATTTAAAGTTAAACCTGTGCCGTCTGTATGTGTTAAAGTTGTATCATTATCCGCACCGAAACCTAAAACAGCACTATCACTGTTTAACTTTAAATCATTACTTACTAAAACAGCCGTTGAAGCGTTTAAGTCAATAGTTGCCTCACCGTCTATTGTCATCACACCATCAGATGATTGATGAACAAATGTTGCAGAATCTCCAAAAGCTAATTTATTTGTGCTATTTAAAGTTAAACCTGTTCCGTCTGTATGTGTTAAAGTTGTATCAGAATCAGCGCCAAATTTTAAAACAGACGAATCAGATCCTAAAATAAGATCATCTGGTAATGTAACATCTGCACTAGCATCTTCATAAACAGCCTTGCTTGCCGGAAGGGTTGTGAATACATCCTTTGTTCCAGCGCTAAAGTCAACAGCAGAATCACTGTTTGAACTTGCAATAACTGTTGTTCTTGCCAATGTATCAGTTGAAGCATCAGCTACAGTTCCAACACCAGTTTCCCATTCAGATTCATCACGGTTAACAATGGCATAATATGTTGTATTGCCATCCCCAACACCTGCAACAAAAGTCTGAAATCCAGAAACGGCTCCGCTTAAATTAAGCGTACCGGTTCCGGTCGTTGTCGATGTTTCCTTTACTCTATCGTCTACTACGAGAGCCATAAATTATCTCCTATGCCAGCCGTAAAATAGCGTTGCTTGCGTCTGCTGTTGGGAATTGAATTGTAAACGTTCCACTTGTTGATGTCTTGTCACCACCAAAGTCCAATACGCATACTGCCTTATTAGAAGCGCTACTGTTGTAAATTAATGCTCCTCTCGCTGTAATAGTTGCTGATGTAAATGAAGCGTCAGCAAAATCACATAATGCAGTTGTTCCTGAAGTAGTTGGTGTCACTGATGTCAGTGACCCACCACCAGCTGAATAAGTTCCTGAATCAGAAACTTCGTTCGAACTTGAATAAGCGGTTGTTGAAGCACTCAAAGTAGCTGAACTTGTGTACAATGCAATCTTGAATGTATCTCCTGTCGAAGCCGTGAAATCATGTCCTTCGACAAGAATTTCCTGCTTAAAACTTGTACAAACAGCTTGAGTTATTGCCATGTTTTATCCTCCTATGGATTTTTGTTGTGTTTGCATGCCTGGTATTTTTAGTTCACCGTGCATGTATTCATCTCTACGATGCCTCCCTTGTTGTTCTATAATCAACTCTTGAATGGCACGTTGATATGATTGTTCATATAATTGCAGCATTTCCGCTGGTCCCTTCAAGAATTTGAAGGCTTCTGCAAGACTTCCATAAAGCAATGCCGACGGGGCATTGTTTCCCAACCAAGTGGTTGTATTGGAACTGGACAATCTTGTTGATAATCTAGTAATTCCTATTTCTATGTTATATGCTGAATCCGGAGTTGGCGCAAGATAAATTGAGTTTTCATCCCACCATGCCCAGTATTTTGGTGTTCCTGTGGATGTTCTTACTGGCCAGTATTCATTCATGAAACTAATGTCTCGTTGTTCCAAAAATGTCCTTGTAGCTGTTCCCGAAGCAGGATAAATATGAACTGTTCTAATAGTAGATAAAGACGTTGGATCCGGACTAGTTCCACCAGGCAAAGATACAAAAGCGTTATCAGCCGTTACGGTTGCGTACTGATGAGACTTGAATGCGTCCAGATCAGCTTCCCTTAATATTCTGTTCTCAGTATGTTCTATAAAGTCATCCGTAATAGTTGATGTCAATACATCAGTGCTAGTTTCCGTATAATTTAAAATCTGTGTTGTTAATTCAGCGTACGTTGTCATTAGTTACTCAATGTTGCCGGTCCGGAAGAAGCATATCCTCCCCCTCCGCTTCCAGTTGTTCCTGCAGCTGTTGAAACTACAAAGGTATAAAAGTCATCATCCGTTTTTGTAATGCTGTATCCATCAGAATCTTCCAATTCATCTACATCAGCTCCAAATATATGTCCTGTGACATCCCTGAATCTTACAGTATCACTGGTAGATCTTCCATGGTCAGGTTCAAAAACAGTTATTGTTGCGCTACTTGCCGTAAACCTGAAAGGATTCAATGGCAATAATCTAGCAACTGCATTTTCAACTCTGGCAGGTCTGGCAAACTGAAGTGATTCTGCGTCAGGAGAATGTTTATTTGGCTCATCCTGCGATGTCTTGGGCTCATACTCACTTCTGTGAACACGTGATCCATTCCATTCCTTTACCATTTCCTTGTAGGGAAATGCCATTCCACTGCGGTCAGAAATGAACTGGGAGTGTTTTCCTCTAGCGTAAGACATTTATCCTACCACTTAGAGTTTCCAGTTCCAGACCAATGATATTTACCACCCTTAGTGGCCGCTCCCATGCCTTGCACGGTTCCGGAAACTTCTCCTTTTGCGATAGAAACAGACCTTTCCTTTTCCTTAGCCTTAGCTTCAGGAACAGAATTGGTTGATCTATCACTCCAGTTTCCTTTTACTCCGCCTTTTGAACTTCTTCCGGCATTGGTACTTTTATTCCAGTTTGGGTTGCTCATTTTTCCTCCTTTTTACATTCGCAGTCCTTGCATTCACAATTGTCTCCACAATTGCATTCAGGACCACATTTTTCACATTTAATCATATTACATCCTATGGTATGTATGCCTGTGCTGGCTGTACTTTAAATGACGTACGTTCACGATCATTTTCAGCAGCACGTTTAAATTCCTCATCATACACCGTTTTTAAGTTTGCGGTAAGCATTGGTGCTCTCTTTAAGCTTATATAGTAAGCCAGTCCCGCAGTCAAACACGGAAGAAAGTAGAATGGAACATCGGCGTTATTAACATAATCACCGGCGTCCTGTATCCTTCCAATATAAAAATATTTAAAAATGTAAGCCTTATCCGGACTTGGATATAGAAAAAGAGTCATGTCGTACTCTGGCCTTCCACTATTGGAAGATCCTCCAGTTGTAACCGTACCAGGAATTAGGGCCCATTGTGTGGGTCTTGCATCCCCAGTAGATGATTTCTCCTTTCTGGTAAGATGCATGAATTCTTCTCGTGAAATTCTGGAAACAGAAACATCGGTAGTGCTACTGTCACCTTCCAAATTTGTAGTTGCTCCAGTAGTAGTTGTAATTGTAGCGTCCAAAATGTCCACTACCTTTTGATCAACTCCGTAGAAGTTTGTTCCGGCTGTTAGGGTTTGTGAAGCATAGGTAACGGTCCATAAATTCAATCCACGGTTTGCCCATTCCGCAAACATAAGATTAAGGGATCGTTTAGCTGTCTTCAGATCATAACCACTGCGCGCTTCCAATTGGCAACGCTCCAGTGCTTCTTCTATAATTTCTTCAATCTGAAGATTAAAGGTTTGTGTGCCTGAATAAGCCATTTAAACCTCTATGCGTAAAATACAGTCACATGTGTAGTTACGGCATTAGTACATTTAATACTTGTTTCACATCTGAATCCATCACCTGGAAACATTACAGACCCTTGAACAGATTTGCTGTCCCCAGCATCAGAATCATTTGTTCTTGGCACATCAATTACTGCTACAGTTGTAGAACTATCCAGTAAAGTAATAGTTCCTGCAGCAACATTATAAGGCTGCACCCATGAAACTCCTAGTATCCTTCCAGGCCCATTGAACACAGTTGTTGTAGTAGCACTTGTAATATTTGCCGATTTTATGTTCATAAATTTATCTCCGTTTTATAAATGGGTGGGGATTTCTCCCCACCCAGTTAATTATTATGCGTTAGCAAATGGTGTTACCAAAGTACCTGATCCTAAGCTGAATCCTGTAATATGGTATTTATCATTAGCCATAGCTGTCGCTACTAC